TTTAAGCGCAGGGTCTTCTGCATTCACCATCACGTTATCAAAGAAGTCATCTACTGGTGCTTTAAGCGCAGCGAGGGCTTTCAGTGAGTTGGTGTAATCGCCACTTTCAAATAATGCATCGGCTTCTGGTTTGATTTTAGCGAGTGTGGCGGCTAAAGCTTTTTCAGCAGGCTCTTGTAGTAAAGCATCGTTAATTTTAGCTGTAACGTCACCTTCGATTTTTTTCAAGATATTACCAACGCGTTTGTTTGCAGCTGCAAGCGCGTCCACATGGCAATGTGCGTTTCCGCCATGCACAGCTTGTGCTTGCAGGTCGCCGTGGCGACCCTGCCATCGACCTGCCGGCCCAGCGCGCGGGCCAGGATGCGACGCACGGAATCGGTCTTGTTCGTCAGCCGGTCGTGCATCATCGGCGTGCCGTACTTGTCCACGGGGCCGCGCCAGATCAGGCAGTCGCCGTCCTCTTCGCACCGGGACCAGATCATCTTGATTTGCTGTTCGGGGGTCATTCCTTCGCTCTCCACTCAATGCGCACGCCCCACGGCCCGCGCTCCTGTTCGTACTCGTAGCGCACCGTCTTGCGGTCACGGTCGTCAACGCCGAGCCATTCGGCTACCTGATCGCGGACGGACTTCAGGCTCCCGGCGAGGTTGTCGTCGTCCAGGCCGTTGCTTGGGGCAATGCGGGTCAGGGTGACGATCAGCGGCGGCGTGGGCTTGACCTGTGGGCCGAGCACGTAGGCGACGGCCTGGCGCTCGTTGGCCACGCGGCGCTTGCGGACCATGTAGTGCTCGCGGCTGTTCAGGCCCAGGCCGGTGCGCAGGGGAAGGGTCGACATCACTTCCCTGCCTTCGCATAGAAGTCCACCGCAAGCACGGGGGCGATGCGGACGGCGCCGCCATGGCTCACGATCACGGCAGCCGCAGCCCGCGCCAGCGCACGCGCGTCCGGCTTGCTGGCGAACCACCGGAACAGGCCGCGGCAGTCGTCTTGCATCAGCTCGGGCGCGGGCCAGCCCGTTTTGCCAGCCAGGAGACGCGCGCCGCGCTCTGCTCCACCGGCAGCGGCTTGTGCTTCTCGCACGTCGCCTGCGGCAGCAGGAACGTCCACTTCTCGCCCAGGGCGCACGCGGCCAGCCGATGCGCTGCCATCTCGCGGTTCGATCTCGGTTGCCAGTTCTTGCACGTCGCGCACCTCGTTTTCCATTTCGCCTGTGAGTCCTCTAACACCTTGAACTCCCCTGCTTTCCTGACACTGCCCTTGAGCGGACAGACCCAGCCATTCCTAGCCGAGCCTTCACATGCATCTGCCCCATCGCGTTGCATGACCCGCCAGACGTTCGATGCAAGGGCTCTGGCTTCGCCACCCTTCCCCCTGTTTCAGCACCTAATCCAACAGTCGGGAGCTCTTCCTGCGCCGCTGCTGGGATGTCCAACCGGCGCAGTGCTTGGCGCGCTACGCCCGCATTCGCTGCGCCATCGCCCTCTTGATCCCCATCGCCAGGGCAAACACCCCAGCCCGCTGCGCGTAGTCGTTGCAGTCCTCGCCCACGACGTCGCTCATCCAGTAAGGCCATCCGATCTCGCGCGCCACGCGCTCGCCCGTGCCACTCGCATCGTTGTCGGCCAGCACCAGGCCGCCCGGCAGCGGCTCGGCCACCTTCTTCATGTTCCCGGCGCTGAAGGTGACGTGAAGCACGTAGCCCACCTTCAGGTTGCGCAGGGCCTGCTGCGCGCTCAACGCGGTGGCGTAGCCCTCGCACAGCACATGCGTCCCGCGCTGGCCGAAGATGAACTCGGCGCCGCCGGAGCGCTGGCCGTAAAGAAACTTCTTGTCGCCGTCAGGCTTGATCAGCTGGCAGCCAACGATCTGCTGGCCGTGGCGCATCGGGATCACCATCACGTTGTCGGTGTCCCGGTTCCACACGTTGACCATCTCGTCGGGGAAGCCCTTCGCGGCCAAATAGGGATGCGTGGAAAGCTCGCACTCGGCCAGGATGTGTTCTGCCTTCGCGGCGGCGTTGCGGGCGTGCGTAGCGGCTTCCTGGGACGCCTGCCGGGCCACCTGCTGCACGCGGTCATGAGCGGCCTTCGACTCGCCCTCTGCGCGCCAGACGGCGGGCTCGGTCATCGTGGCCCAGTTCTGCACCAGACCCACGGCGCCCATGTACTTGTAGGCCCCGTTCCGGCTGCGCGGCTTGTCCTCGGTCGGCACGCGCACCCAGCGCGCTTCGATCAGGCGGCCGATCAGCAGGCCGTGCAACTTGGCGAAGTCCTCAAACCTCATGCTGCAACGGCCTCCTGATTCGCCACGTTCTTGCGCGAGTTGGCCCAGGCGATCTGCCGCGAGCGGACCCACCGCTGCACGGCCTGGCCGGGCTCGGTCGCCTCGTCGCTCAGGCCCTTCGGATCGACGCCATACCGCTCGCGAAATTTGTGGAACGCCCACCCCCGCTTGTAGCCACGCATCTCCGCGATGCCCATGAGCTGGCTGAAGAAGGATTGCCGCTCTGCAATGGCGGGCAGCTTCTTGCCGCTGGGCGAGTACTCGGTCAGCTCGCCGGGCTTCTCCGTCACGGTGTTGCTCTGCGGCCGAACGAACCCACAGCACGCGCACGCATCGGCTCGGCCTGGCCAGAAGGCATTGCACCGCGGGCACTTCGCGGCCTCCTTCTCTTCCTGGCTCGGCTCCTTCTTGGGCTTTTCCTTGCCGTCGTCCAGTTCGTTCACGCCGTTGGCGTAGATGTCTTCCCATTCCTCGGCGAAGCGCAGGTAGTTGCCGGAGTGATCAAGCCACAGGGCAAACTGCTTGTCGGGATGGCTGCGCATCACGCGGCCCATCTGCTGGATGTGCGAGGACAGCGACTTCGTGAACGGTCGCGCGCTCACGCCGATCATCACGTCCGGCACGTCGAAGCCCTTGGTCAGGATGTCCGTGGCCACCAGCCCGACGATGCTGGAATCCGGCTTGGAAAACTCGCGGATCGCTTCGGCCTTGAACTCGTCGTCATCCTTGTAGGACAGGCTCACGAAGTTGTACCCGGCGTCAGTGAACTTCTGCGCCAGATCGGCGGCATGCTTCACGCCGGCCGCGAACACCACCGTCTTGCGTGGGCCGCCAAACACCTCGTGCGTCTTCTTCACCCACTCGGAAACCACGTCTCCCGTGATCTTGATGCCGCGCTCTTCCGCTTCAGCGCTCGACCACTCGCCGGCCACCTTCTTGGCTCCGGTCATGTCGATTTCCTTGGCGATGTAGACGCGAAGCGGCGCCAGCATGCCCATGGAAACCAGTTCGCCGGTCGTGATGGCTGACACGACTGCGCTGTAGGTCTTGCCCAGGCCCTTCGTGAACGGTGTCGCGGTCAGGCCAACGACCTTGATGCCGGGGTTGTTCTTGATGAACTCGATGGTCTGTTGCCGGGTGTTGTGGCACTCATCCACCACCAGCAGCTTCATGCCCGGCATGGCGCCGCGCTTCTCCAGGGTCTGCGCGCTGCACACCTGAATGCGCTCGCCGGGGCGGAAGCGCCAGTGCCCCGACTGCATCACGCCGTGATCCATGCCGTAGGAGTCCAGCCGTGCGCTGGTTTGATTGCACAGCACGATGCGGTCCAGAATCATCGCGGCCCGATTGCCGCGATCAGCAGCCGCGCCCAGCAGCGCCATCGCCATCTCGGTCTTTCCGGCGCCCGTGGGGGCCACCAGCACCACCGACCTGTGGCCTTCGATGAACGCCTGCCGCAGCTTCCCGAGGATGGCCTCTTGATAATCGCGCAGCTGAAGGTCGCGGATCGTCATGCGGCCACCTTCCCGGCCTTCTCGGCTTCACGCTTCCAGTACAGCACCGACTTCTTGGCCTCTGCCGCCTCGCGCTGGTACGTGTCGCGGGACACCTTCAGCGCGGCGTTCTCGGCTTGCAGCGTCTTCACTTGGGCGCGCAGTTCGGTAACGGTTTCGGCCAGCTGGGTCTTGGCCTCTTCGCTGTCCATGAGCGATTCCACGGCCAGCCGGTCGCGTAACTGTTCGTTCTCCTGCGCCAGCTCGGCGATGGTGTGCTGAGCCTCGGCCACCTGTTCGGTGTCGGACGGCGGCGGCGGGGCGATCTCGCGCTTCTGCTTCTTGGACGGTTCGGCCGGGGCCGTCTTGCCCGCCTTGCCAATGCGGGTCGTGTCCTGCTCGTAAGCCTTTCCGGCACGCTCAACCGTCCGGGTCGCCGGCTTGGCATCTTCGGAATTTCCGAAGATAGCCGCCCGGTGCGCCGCCACGGTCTTGTCGCTCACCCCGCACGCTTGGGCGATCTTGTTGTCGCTCCACTTCACCCACTCGGCATCCGCCAGCATCGTCTCGACGGCCTTGCGCTTGTCGGCATTCGTCCGGCGCAGCCCGTGCGTCCAGTTCGCACCCAAGGAAAACAGCACGGCATCGCGCACAGTGCCGTTGCGAACGTCGGCGGGAATGGATGCCCGCTCGGCGCTCTTGTGGGCGTGGTAGCGGTGGAACCCATCGGCCAGCCAGTGGTCCGCGCCGTCGTAGAAGACCACCACAGGCGGGAACTCGATACCGATCTTCAGAGCTTCCGCATAGTCACCAACCGCGTCCATGTTGATCTCGACCCGGGCCTGAGTGCCGCCGTCGATACGGATCGCGTTGAGATTGAGCTTTTTCACCATTGCGTTCCCTCGCACGCCAGAACCCAGCGCACGTTCTCGATGTTTCGGTGGATGGCCAGATACCGCGCGAAGCGAACGCAGTAGCGAATCCGGCCGCGTAGGACCGCCCCTACTTCCACAGTGGAGCGGCGCCCACGCTGCGTGCCATGGCCTGCCTGATCATTCAAGCTGGGGGACTTCTCGCGCGATTTCGCGGGGGCGATGCGGCGGAGGTGGGAGCGGTTCATGGGTCAGGCCGCCTCGGGCTCCGCGAACAAGTCCTGCGCCTGCTCGCGCGTGGCCATGTCCAGGTTGCGAGTCGCCTGCTCGTAGTAGCTCTTCTTTAGCTCCACGCCCACGAACTTGCGTGACAGTTTCAGCGCGACGAAACCTTCGGAGCCGATTCCCATGAACGGGGAGAGCACGATGTCGCCGGGGTTCGTCCAGAGCTGGATTCCGCGGCGGATCACTTCCAACTGCAGCGGGCAGATGTGGCGCTCGTCGTCGTGCTCGCGGGCGCTGCGGTATTGCAAGGTGTCGGACGGGTTGATGTCCATCCACACCGGGCTGGCGACCTTCTGCCACTGCTCAACCGGGTAGTCGCTGTGCGTGACGCGCTGGGCCTGCTCGCCGGGCGTCCTGACGGTAATCAGGTAGTCCGGGATGCCCTGGCGGCACATGGCGGCGTTCTCGCGGACGGACTTGTGCAGAAGCCCCAGCGCCTTTGTGCGCTGCATCGCGGTCACGGGGTCTTTCCAGATCGTCACCTTCGAGTGAAAGATGAATCCGTGACGCTGGAATGCCCGCAGCAGTTCGCCGGGGAAATCCTTCAGGCCGATGTACCCGTCCCGCTCCTTGCTGGCCGGCATGTCCATGCAGTGGAAGGACACGTCCCGGCCGGGCATCATCACGCGGCGCAGCTCGGCCACCAGATAGTCGAAGTGCTCAAAGAACTCCGCGTCCGTGCGGCAGTTGCCCATGTCGCGGGGGCTGTTGCTGTATGTGTAAAGGCTGGCAAACGGCGGCGAGAAAATCGAGTACCCGATGCATGCGTCTGGCAACCCCTTGATAGCTTCTACACAGTCACCATGGATCGCGGTGTAGCGGTCGGTCACAACTTGATCAATGCAGTTCATGCGGCCCTCAGAAATGCGGGCACGTTGACCGGCTTCACGGCCTCGTGCGAGTTGGTTTGGCGCGTCATGCCGGTGACTTCGGCCATCACGGCATCGCGGGTTTCTGCGCTCAGGCTTTCGGCCATCTGCGCGGCCTCGCGCTCCTTGCGCTTGAGATTGGCGACCACGGCACCTTCTGCCTTGCTGGAGAAGATATGGACATGCACGTCGCGCTTCTGGCCGAAGCGCCAGCAGCGGCGCACGGCCTGGTAATAGGCCTCGTAGGAGTCAGTCACGCCCACAAACGCCATGCGGGCGCTGTGCTGCCAGTTGAGCCCCCATCCGCAGATCGACGGCTTGCTGACCAGCACACGGGCCTGACCGCTGGCGAACGCCTGCAGGCGGGATTCCTTGGTGTCCACGTCATCAGAGCCCCGAATTTCGATGGCCCCGTCAATGGCCTGCGTGAGAGCTGTGCTTTCGTCGTTCAGGTCGCACCAGACCACCCATGGCTCAGAGGATTCCGCGTTCACGCGCTTGGCGCACTCGCGCACGCGGTCCTCCATCGACATGCGGCGCGCGTCCCGGCGCTCGCTCAGGGTCTGCGCCTCCATGGCAAACAGCATCCCGCCTGTGGGCATGTCCACTTCGACCTGATGCTCATGTAGATGCAGCGGCGGCAAGGCATAGGCGCCGTCGTCATAGCCCAGGTCCGAAGGGCGGCGGATCAGCGCGCCCCAACTCACCACAAAGCGCCAGAACTCCTGCCTCGCATGCCCCTTCAAACGCCAAACGCTCGTGTCTCCACCGTCATGCGTGAAGAACTCGGCCAGCATTTCCTGCCGCGTGCAAATTCCCAGGAACTCGGCATGCGTACCCACCTCGGTCCAGTCGTTCGGGGCCGGTGTTGCGGTCGCCGGAAGCTTGTAGGGTGTATCGCGGAAGGCCGCCGTCAGCGTGGAGAAGGTCTTCGCGTCGTGATGCTTGATGATCGATGATTCATCCAGCACCACACCCCCGAACATGGCAGGATTGAATCGGTGCAGCCGGTCATAGTTCGTGATGTTGATGCCGCGGTCGTTCACGTCGGCGCCGTCGCGACAGACGGTCACTTCGATACCGATCTGCGCAGCCTCGATGGCCGTCTGAGCAGCCACGGCCAGCGGCGCAAGAATCAGCACCGGCAGGGACGTTTCGCGGCGCACCGCGTCAGCCCACGCCACTTCCATGCGGGACTTGCCAAGCCCGGTATCAGCGAAGATCGCGGCGCGGCCCCGCTTCAACGCCCAGCCGGTCAACGCGCGCTGATGATTGAACAGGGACGCAGGCAACGCAGCCGGCCGCGCGATGCCGCTGGGGCTCACATGCGACAGCTTGCGGGTGACGAACTCGGCGTAGCTCACGCCGCCCCCTTGACGCTCGCCAGCAGCGCCGACAGCTCCGGCAGCATCCCTTCCAGCTTTGAGATTGCCCGAGCAGGCGCAGCGATGTAGATCACCCCGCGCTGAAGGCAGTCACTGCCAAAGGCAATGCGGCTGGCGGGATGGGCTTCGATACACGCGATGCCGTCCCACTCGAATGCGCAGCCCTCGCATGCGCCCTCATCGCGCCATGTGTGGCGAGCAGGGGCCTCTGCGTAGTGGTGGCCGGCAATGGGCATGGTGGGAGCCGCAGCCGGTGCCGGGTCTTGCCAGCGGTAGGGGCGCATCACGCGGCCTGCTGTTTGTCAGTCTTGGTCGGTGCCAGTTCGGCGCGCAGCCTGGCCACGCACCACGAATCCAGCGCCTTGCGAGATACGTCTACGCTAAACCTCTTGGCCTTGTGCGTGACCGTGATCCGGTCACCTTTTTGGGCGAGCACCACAGTGGGAAGGTCGATTTGCATGGGGTCATCCTAGACTGCGGATGGTAGCCCTGCAATACAAGCGTTCCTATAGCAAATGCAATCGCGATAGAAAATTTCAATTGGAACGGGGTGGCGCTTGTCGGCAGAATTGCTCCATCAACCCACCGAACCGGAGCAGCAGATGCAGCGCAAGAACTCTGGCCGCAAGGCCCAACGCAACGGCAACACGAACCGCGAGCCCAGCGCCACGAAGGCCGGCCCAGGCCGCTATCACAAGCACGGTCATTTCAAGACCGCTCCGAAGGCATCGGCTGGTGCTGGTGCCGATTTCGTGCTGCACGCCGCCAGCAACGAGAAGCGCAACCGCCGCGCCACGATCAAGGCCGTGGGCGGTATCCGCCAGTTCAAGCGCATGCAGTACGCAGAGCGCGGTCTGGTCTATCAAGCTGGTCCGGTCTGACCCCCCCACATCCCCACCACGGAGCAGCAGATGCAGCGCCCCTACCACCAAGACGGCACGAGCCCACCGCCCGGCTCTGTGTTCGTCTTCGGTTCCAACCTCAGCGGCTACCACGGCGGCGGCGCAGCTCGTGCGGCGCATCAGCTCTACGGGGCTGAATGGGGCGTTGCCGAAGGCCGCACCGGCAACAGCTACGCCATCCCCACGGTGCGCGAGCGCATTGCCGGGCCGCTGTCTTTGGACGCGATCCGCCTTGCCGTCTCCAAGTTTCTGGAGCACGCGCAGGCCCACCCCGAACAACCCTTTTTCGTGACGCGCATCGGCTGTGGGCTTGCAGGCCACAAGGACGCCGATGTCGCTCCGATGTTCAACGCCGCCCCGGCGAACTGTTCCCTGCCCGACACGTGGGCCAACTACATCGAGGACCAAGCATGACCGAGAAGACCGTTGCCGACGAAGCCGGCAAACAGATGCCCAAGCAAGTGCAGATCAAACACCGCTGGACCAACGATGTCCTGTTCACGGCGGACATCCCCGACGACACGCCCAGCGGTATGGAAATGCGCGTGGCGCTGGAGAAAGCGACACAGGCGCGCGCCGACCTGCGCGATGCCAACCTGAGCGGTGCCAACCTGAGCGATGCCAACCTGAGCGATGCCAACCTGCGCGGTGCCAACCTGAGCGATGCCAACCTGCGCGGTGCCTACCTGAGCGGTGCCAACCTGAGCGGTGCCAACCTGAGCGATGCCAACCTGCGCGGTGCCAACCTGAGCGATGCCAACCTGCGCGGTGCCAACCTGAGCGGTGCCAACCTGAGCGGTGCCAACCTGCGCGATGCCAACCTGCGCGGTGCCAACCTGAGCGATGCCTACCTGAGCGGTGCCAACCTGCGCGGTGCCAACCTGAGCGATGCCAACCTGAGCGATGCCAACCTGAGCGATGCCAACCTGAGCGATGCCAACCTGCGCGGCGCCTACCTGAGCGGTGCCAACCTGAGCGATGCCTACCTGAGCGGTGCCAACCTGCGCGATGCCGACCTGAGCGATGCCAACCTGCGCGATGCCGACCTGAGCGATGCCAAGGACGCGGATTACGCCATCGCTTGCACGCGCATCCTCCCCGAGGGTGATCTGATCGGCTGGAAGAAGTGTGCTAACGGCGTGATTGTGAAGTTGCGCATTCCCGCTCAAGCCAAGCGTTCGCATGCCTTTGGCCGCAAGTGCCGGGCCGAGTATGCCGATGTGCTGGAAGTGATCGGCGCAGACGTTGCCTACACCGAAGAGCACGGCCCGCGCACCGAGTACAAGCCCGGCGCTCGCGTGATGCCCGACTGGTTCGATGAGAACTGGCAAGACGAGTGCAGCAACGGCATTCACTTCTTCATCACCCGGCTCGAAGCTGAGGCGTACTGAAATGCCCCGCGCTTACACCACCGCCGAACTCGCGGCCCTGTGCAGGGACATGCACCCGACGCTGGATATGCGGGCACGCGGTGCGCTGCTGGCCAGCGCGAACGAAGAACCCGAACCGGGAGAAGCCGCGCTGCTGGAAGCTGACCGGCAGTACAGCATCGGCAAGGCCGAGAGGTTCCACCGCCTGAACGACCGCCGCGCGTTGCTGATCCAGGTGCGGGAGCAGGACTGCGGGGTGGTGCGGTGAGTCACTTCCTGATCCACGCCGCCCGCCTGCAAGACGCGGGAGTTGTCATTCTCACGGTCACGCTGCATGTCATGGAAGACGGCACGCGGATGATGACCGTGACGCCGAGCGGGCACTACTACCCGGGCGAGACGGTGCGCCAGTTCCCTGCACGTGACTTCGAGTTGTGCGGCACCGACCGGCTGCTTGAGCAGTTGGAAGACGACATGGCCTTTGCCGAAGGTGGCCCGACGCCGGAAATGCTCGCCGCTGCAATTGAGCGCCACCCACTTGCCGCCGACGACTTGCGCGAGTGGTACGCGGATTGGCTGGCGACGCCCCGGCTCACCGACGAGGACTTGGCCGCCGCCGAGGCCGACGTGAAACCCGAGCAGGTGGAGCGTCTGACGCAGTGGACCAAGGGCGTGCTCAAGGGCCTGGACATCCAGCGCACGCGGGGCGCGATGAAAAGGGATGCGTGATGGCCCCCTGCCCCCACCGTTTCGAGGCCCGCCGCTCTGCGGCCGTGAGCCTGCTTTGCTGGCTGGCCGTATGGCTGGCCGCGTCGATCACCTTCTATGCGAGGTTCGCATGAATAAGACCCTCTGCCAGCAGCACCCCGGCCAGTGCATGGGCGACCCTGCCTGCGGCGACCGTCTCTGCCCCGGCCATCCGGTCCAGGTGCAGGGCCGGCGCCACCTGGAGCGCTGCGAGTCCGCGGCGCGGGCCTCACGCATGTTCCGCCCCGACTTAGGCATCGAAGGACCACACCGCCGCCTGTCCCTCCTGCAGCGCCGGCAGGTCGGCGTCTTCTTCGCTGGCGCCGCTGTCCTCGCCGTCGTCGTGGTGGCGCTGGCGCTGGCGTTCCACCACATCCACATCAACAC